AAGTCCCTGATCAAGTGTTTGAAAAATTCTCTCTGTCTCATGGTGAGTAAAGCAATGAACCAAACTGAGCTTCCCGAAGGGGAGTTTATCTCATTGTTCCCGACCGAAGTCTGGAACCAGATAAACAACTCCCTCTCTCGGGAAGAACTGGTGAGGTTCAGCTTTTCTTGTCTTCAGTCCAAATCCCTGTGTCAGGAGGTACCCGAAGATTTTATCTTGGATACCCTCATAAAACATAGGGACCAACTGAGCGCTCCTCATCGAGGATTGTCTCATATAACCCTTTCTCTTCTCGAAGAGAAAGGTCGGGAGTTTGGAAAGCATGTGGCCAAGTATTACTCGGCCAACCATGGATTCTTTCCAACTAACAAGGCATCCTTTGCTTTCCCCCGCGCTAGCGGAGGGGTTAAAGGAGACCTGGTTTTCCATCAGCGTCTTCAGGATCTTTCTTCGAAAGAGGATCCTGATGATCGTATGGAACCCTTAGTTATTGGTTTATTTGGACAACCCGGGATGGGTAAGAGTACGCAAATCAATCGAATTGTTAGCGAACTCTCTTCCCTTTTCCCGGGTGTGGAAAGACAAAAACTCACTTACCAAAGGACGTGCCATGTTGAACACTGGGACGGCTACTGTGGTCAACCTATTGTCATCTTTGATGATTTAGGTCAGGCCACAGATGGACATGATATTAAGGAATTCCAGACTCTGGTTTCCTGTTGTCCATACGTCGTTCCAATGGCTTCTTTAGAAGAGAAGGGTCAGAAATTCTGTTCCCCTATCATTATTTGTACCTCCAATTTATTGTATGGTATGAGTCTAAAGAATGCTTATGGTCCGTCGAACCCCATTATCGATGACGCCTCCTTTTGGAGGCGCTTTCATGTCCCCTTGTACGTGGAATTCCAAAAGACTTATTGTCTGAAGGATTCCCCTACATGGGTTCGTGAAGAGAATCTTATGTTCATGAAACATCAGTCTCGCAACCGGATTAATCCGGTCCCGGGACAGTTTAATCATGAACGATTCTTTCAACGACAACGGGATTTCGATAGAGATGGAAACCAAGAAAAATGGTTTCCATTCACTGACTTTGGTAACCTCCGAACCCTTTTCAAGGTTCGGAGGAACTATCATGAGAACTTTCGCCTGAACTGGATCCAAACAGTTGTAGACAAGTGTCAGGACACGGAGATCCTCAATCCTCTACTCGAAGAAATAGAACAATTCGGTTTCACCGAATCTTTCGATTTCAAGAGTGGATTGGGGACCACCAAGTGTCTCAACTTCCCCGCTTTTCCGCCCGAAGGCCCTTTACCCGTGAGGGTAGAGCCTGTCCCTGAACCCCTAAAGGTTCGGGTGATTACGGCGGGAAAGGGGGACACTTTCTGTTTGAAACCCCTCCAGCGAGCCATGTGGCTCGCTTTGGGGGATTTCCCACAGTTTTGTCTTACCCACGGGACCAATAGGCTCGAAAATGCGATTTCTCGTATTTATGAGTCTTCGGACCCGGGGGATGTTTGGATTTCTGGTGACTACTCAGCAGCAACTGATTCCTTTTCAATAGAGGGCTCCAAAGCCCTTCTCAAAGGAATCTTGGAATCGATTGATCATGAACCAACTAAACGTTGGGCCATGAAAGAGATTTCCCCTCATTTACTTGTTTATCCAAAGAATACGGGTTTAAGTCCGGTTCTTCAGAAATCAGGTCAATTGATGGGGTCTCTGTTATCTTTTCCTCTGCTGTGTCTGTTAAACGACTGTACTGCGGAGTTCTCTGGGGTCCATCCCTCCAAATATTTAATAAATGGAGATGATATCCTCATGAGAACCTCACCTGATTCTTACCCTAAGTGGAAAGAGACGGTCCAAGAATTTGGACTCGACCTCTCTGCGGGGAAGAACTACATCCATCCCATTTTTGGGACAGTTAATTCCCAACTTATTGTGGAAGGGACTGTAGTTGGATCAGGAAAGCAGATGGTCTTAGACAGACGTAGTCGCGTTCTTGGCGAATGTTTAAGAGATCTGGAATTGGCAATGCCAGGGGAGAGTCCTCAGGACGTTCAGGAGTTGTTTAAGTCGGTCAACCGACAAAAACTCTCTAGAACAGTCCGGAGTATCTCTGTCCCGGTCAGTCACGGTGGTCTTTCATTTTCTTGGGGCTTGCCCCTAAGTACAAAAAAGAGTGAGCGAACAGCTAAGCTGTGTTACTTACACGATTTGTTTAAGAAAATGGAACCCATGAAGGACTGCATTTCAATTCCATATCTCTCAATCGGAGAGAAAAATGTTTCAAGTATGAAAGAAGAAGAAAGGATCTTCAACGAACCAGTGAGTTCGAGTGAATATCACGAGGATTTTTTAAAAACCGTGGATATTCAACGGGTCACTAAACGTTGCATGACTCATTCGGGCCTTCGGGAATTACTTCTCGATCAGCCTTTGGAGTCCATGCCGTCCTTAAGCTTTCTTCATACATACCAAATTCCTTGCTCGGACCATAAAGTCAGAAAAGAGTTGCAAGTTGCAATCGATTCTCTCTTTTTGGAACGTTACCTCCAGGGAGGTCA